AAACTCGGCAGATGGTTGTATAATTTTTGTGTGACCATTTAAATTATTAATCATTTCATTCAGCAAAGGGTGATTAGGAATTGAACCCATTACACCCCATGCAACAATATTCTTTCTCATAATCTCATTAGCGTATTCAAAAAAAATTTCTTCTTTTAAAAAATCATCATCGAGTCTACGTAATGAAATACAATCAGCATCAACATAAATTCCACCATATTTTTTCATTATTTCAATTCTCAATAAATTACTTCTACCATTCCAAACATTTTTAGTTTCTTTATCATATAAATCATATAAATGTTGGTTAATTAATGGATACATCTCATTTTTTATTTTTTTCTCGTCCCATAAAATATATTCATAATCAGGGTGATTGTCTTTCCAAGTATGCATGAAATCTGGTGATTTTTTTGGACCAATCCAAATTTGGTGCAATATTTTAGGTATTTTCATTTTAATTATATTTTAATTATTTATGTGGATATATTACACCAAATTTTTTTGAATTTTTCCTATCCATCCCACTATTAAATATCTCGACCCTTCGACCTAACTCCTTAACTAACATGTTCATTGAATTCATCTCCCATTGACGTTGAATATCATCAAAAATAATTATAACATCATCGAGATTAAATAAATTAATGTTGCGTCTAAAACCATCTCTGGTCATTCTATTTGGTGTAAGTGCTCCGACAGGTCCGTCAACAAGAATCAAGTCATAGTGTTCTGGCAATCCCTTTTTTAGTGCTTCCACACTATACCAGTTTATTGCTGGGTCTTGAGAGGCTTCAACTGTAATTGGTGCGTGAATATATGTTGAATTATATTTCCCAACCCAAGCAGGGTCATGTTCCACACTATACATTTTATATGTTTCAGCTAATTTATTGGTTGCGTGTCCGCTCCCGAATTCCAGTATTGTTTTACCCGCTGGAAGTATTTCTAATATTTTTTGGTAGCATTCGATATCTATTGCCCAACCACCAAACATTGATAGGTCTTCAGTCATGATTTCTCTTAATTTTTTATGATTATTTTTTATTATTTCGATGTTTTTCTTTATATGTCCTCTTAATTGAATTTCATTCCCTAACCTCGTATTTAAAACGAAATAATCACTTAATGAACCCACATCAATAAGAGTCTTCTTATATCCTGCTTTCCATAAACGTTTAATTATTATTCTTGCGGTTTGACCACACGAAAATATTATCTTATCAACCCTATCTATATTATCAACTATCTCACCATAAATTCTATCGACATCTGAATACGAATTACGTGCAGGTGTTTTTATTTTAACTAATACCTTACCATATATCTCATCAAGATTTTTATGATAATATGACCCAACAAACATGGTTGTCGTTTTATTAAATTCGTGCACGAGTCTGGAAAATAATAGAATATTATTCATATAAGTTTCAGTAAGTGCAACAGCACTAACCATATTATCATAACAAATATTGTAGCTTAGAAATTTTTTATACATTCTATTCAAAAAAAGATTATAATTGTAAAGGGTATTACCTTCATCAGGATATAATACTGTACCAAGAAGATAATCAGAATTCTTGATTTGGTGTGATTCGATAATTTCACGATTAAGTTCTTCAGTCACAATCATTTTATTACTCGCACCAACCGTTTTATTAATATTTTCACTATCCATCATCATATAATCCGCATCTCCAAACCTCGAAAAACAAAAGGGTTTTCCCTCATTAATTTTTTTTAATATTAATTGAAAAGTGTTAACATTATCATTAACAATTTTATGTTTAAATGTTCCATTTCTTATCGCTGTTCGACTAACTAAGTCAACAGGAAATGCTTTAGGTGGTGGACCTTTGGATAATCTCAGTTTTTGTCGTTCACTACTCGTTCTTCTAATGTTTTTTTTATTGTCTGACATCAATTTAATGTTAATTCTTCTCTTAATTACTTTTTTTAAATTTCGTTCCTGTTTTTTCATCCATAAACTATTTCATTTCATGAATAACATTATTGTTATTTATTTTTAGTTTTGGTGGGTATTTTTCATAATTAAGATACGTTTTACCATCATACCCATCAAGCATAAAACACTTGACATTGATAAGTTTCCCTACGCCACCCAATTTATTAGACAGGATTGATTTACCATCATTATGATTCATAAAACCCGTATTTTTTAATTCGTCATATAATCTCTTAAAATCTGCTGTTCTTACTATAAAACATCCAACAGGTCTTACTATTTCACCAAACCTCAATTCATTTTCATTATATTTAATGGTTTCAATATTAGTAGGAGTCACAACAGTTTTCACACCAATTCTTTTTAACTGAGCTATTCTATATTTTGTGTTTTCTAAAATATGAATCATTTTATTCAGCCACTCTTTATCGTCAATAATTAAATCATTATCCAATTGTACATAATATTCCGAATCTTCTGATACGTATTTAATCGCATCAACCATTCCACCCCAGTCACCAAGATTCTCTTTATAGTGAAGTGCTCTAACTTTATTGAAATAAGGAAGACCACTCTCTATAACCCAACCCAACCATTCTTTAGTCCCATCGCTGCTGTTATTATTTACAATAATATGTTCATAATCAGAATACCCTGTATTTTTCTTAACTGAATCTATGCACTGAATAGTATATTCTAATCGATTAAATGCCCTCGTTATTATCGATACTTTTTTACCCATGCTTATTTCTTATTTTTTGAAGTGCGTCACCAAGACTATTATTATTTGAGGTAATTCCCGTATCGAGATAATATGCCCAGAAAAAAATTTTATCGACCATAACCCCATATACACCTTTTTTTAACATAGTTAAATACATATCCCAATCCTGAAATCTTTGTAGGTTTTCATCGAATCTCGGAAAAACCTCTCTTTTCATTAGAGACATTGTGGAAACATAATTTCCTTTTCTAAGTGCATCGGCATTAAAGGGAGTTGATGGTGTTCTGAAATTTCCTCTAAACGGATGTGTTTCAGGATGTAATACCACACCATAATATCCAGTATATGAATAACCAATATGAGGACTTTTATGTTCATGGAGAAGTTTATCGTATAGGGTTTTAAGGTAATTTGCTGGTAAAACTATGTCATCATCACAGAAAAACACATAGGGTTGTGTACTTTTATCGAAACCCTGATTTCTTTTCTTAGGGGCAGAACCATCGTTATCGTTAACTATTATTTCATTAGGATTATTGGCTTCGAGCATAGGTAAAACCATGTTTTCAAAAAAATCTTTTCTGGTTTTACTCAGAGGAACAATTACCGATATCGGAAGACCATCATCAACAGTATCAACAGTTATGCTCATATCTTTATTTGATTTTCATTTATAAATACGTTGAGTCTTTCAAAATCAACTGCAAATCTCTCATCTTTACCCTGTAACTTGTTTCGACTCACGCTTTCGTAATGAAATGCCACTGCATCACTAACGGTTATGTTCTTGAGTCCCTTGTGTCTACACATTAAATTGAGTTCCACGTCTTCCAGACACTCGATATAGTTTTCATTGAATCCACCGAGTTCCTCGAACAAACTTTTTTTAATTAACATGAATCCACCTGTATTGCCTTTGGAATTCGTATTAACGCTGGTGCTATATCCTTCGGTTCTCTTGAAGTCCTTATGACCTAATCTGACATTACCTTCTGGGTCTCTAACAATCATGATGCCGTTGTGTTGAATACTTGCGTCTCCGAAATGCAATCGGATTCCAATAGTACCAGCATCGGCTTTGTGTTTGTTATAGATTTCTACACACCGACTCAAGGCATCATTAAGTAGATAAACGTCATCGTTACAGAACAACAGTAACTCGGTGTCGTCACTGACATGGTTACGCACCACGTCATTATTGATTTTACCGAAATTATAATAGTCGTAACGCACGAGCTTGACCTTATTATTTAACAGGGGTTTATATGCAGCAATCACATCTTCTTCGCTACCTGTGTCGGCAATAATGATTTCGTAATTATCGTACATCACGTTGTTTCGCCAAGAATACAGGTTGTTCTCGATGTACTTCAGATTGTTTTTTGTCGGGATGATAACACTGACTTTCGGAGTTTCTTTCAACTTAGGATTTAAGTCTCGATATGGTGGCGGGATGGTAATTGGTAGTTCTTGTACCCATTGTGTGACGAATTGCTGCCTATTGATTTCCCATTGCTCATTGGTTTGTCCCACGGATTCATGAAGAATTCTTATGCTTGTCGTGACTCCGATATCGCAACCATCGAGGTAATTAGGCACGCAGAAACTCAGGTCGTAAAAATGGAATCCCTTGTAGCTTTCATCAAACCTGTGAACAATGGTTTCGGGATTAAATGACATGAATAATCCATCGATTAACACCGTCTCCTTAACAGCATGAATTTCCTTACTGTATTGACTAACCCATTGTCTCAGACCATTGGTGTGTTCCACAATACCCAACATCTTACTTGGGTCTTCCCACCACTTACCCGACTCAGGTAGGTACGTGCTTCCCGCCACCCCTATAATATCGAAATTGGTGTTATTGAATTTAGAAAGCAGTGTCTTACCCCAGTTCATGGTTTTAAACCAGATGTCGTTATGACAACAAACAAAAATACAGTCTTTTTCGCTATGGTCTTGAATCGCCTGATTATAAATCTGGGCGAGACTGAATTGGTTGAAGTTAGGGTAACAAATGGTTTTGTGTCTGACACCAATTGTCTTATCAATATGTTTTATGAAATCATTATTAAATTCCTCACTGTAATGCGAAGAAAATACTACCACAATGTTGTTTTTCATTCGTGTGTGTTTTTGCTATGCAAATCTACGGAATAAAAATCAAACTATCAAGTGTTTCTATTTTTTACGTTAGTAAGTCCTGCCTCGTAATCACTTAAGGCTTTCTGAAGGGGAAACGGTATGCGAATCAATGCGCCATCGGGTATGTCGAATTCATTCATGTAAATCCTATTTGCGTAGAGAATCAAGAAGTCATAAAACGGATTTCCATAGTATTTCAAACTGATTCTATCCATACGGCTTCTACTGGTATTCCAATACTCGTACTTATCACTGTTGTTCTGAGGCAGAACCACAAACGGCATCATATCGGTTGTACCGTCATCATTTTTTAACACCTTGTATCGGTCATAATCTGGTTTTGGCATTATTCCTGTCCCTCTCTTATATTGCTGTTACCCTGACTATTAATCAGATTATCATAAGCATTATTTAAAGCATCTCTTTTAGTTGTTAACACGCCTTCTATGTATTCCTGTTGTTTCTCGGCTTCAGCAAATGGTCTGGCATACATACCTCTATCAGTGAAACTTGAGTTGGCGTAGTAGTTGAAACTAACTGCGTTTTGTAGTGCATCGATTGGTCCTTTCAGCGACTGACCACCGATTAACTTCATTTGTAACGTGATATTGGCGAACATTGGTTGTAATCCAAATCCCTCTGGGTTTAAATCCCAAGGCGCATCGGCATAATCAATTGTCACGCTTTCAATAACCACTTTGGTGTGAAAGAAGTCCCCGACTCTCAGAATACATATGGGTTGACGACCAAATACCGAGTTTCTGGCTCTCAATACACCTGTGTCGTCTCGGTCTAAGTCATAGCGTTTCGCAGCACCTTGTCTCGTGCACTGATGCAAGAAAGTAAGTCTTCTATGAAGGTCTTCAGGTGTCTGACTATGGAAAACAGGATTGAATTCGTTTTTCTCAATGGATTCGGTTCCCATTAACATCGCCTTACTTCTTTCGTTATAGATGTTCTCGACAATATTCTTTTTGGCTCGATTCAGTTTCTCCGTTGTGGTTCTGATTTCGTCTTCAATGTCTTCGAGGTTTTTTTGTTGTTCAGGTGTCAGGGTCTTTTCGATTTTATCCACGGGTGTCGTGTTTCTCACGAACTTAAGTGTTGCCGACCTCTCCTGTTTAACCTCTTTTAAATGCATGTTTTCGGGTTTAGCACCGATTTCACTGTTACCCAGACTACCAGTACTTTTAATGGTCTTGATGTTGTTCTGTTCCAGTTCTCTGGCTACGTTTTCACCGAACATCTTAGCGAGTCTTCTCACCACAAGATGTTTAGCTGCCTGTACTCTTCGGTCACCAAGTGCCTCATTATATGCTCTTTCATTGGCACTGAGATAGAGTTTTGATGCCTCACCACTTATCTCTATATTATAATATTTTCTGAATTGCTCGTCACTAAAGAAATCCAGTAGATTCACGTTTAACGGACAGGTTGCGAATTCATCGTCTTTACGAATTAAATCGTATTGTGACGTATTAAACGCTTTTGATGGGTCTAACCCATACGTGTCCCTGCTGCTTCCCGTAATACCTGTTTGAAAATAGATGTTTTCGTTTAATCCAAACCCATTACCATTATCGCTGGACTCAAATTCATTTAAAATTTCGTAATGGTCTCGATACATTTCATCGATAATAGTTGTGATACTGTTTCCACTTGGTTGGTCATTTGGGAAATATATCTTGACTTCTCGTGTATCGATTGTTGGGGGTTCCGCTGGGTCGTCAGGACCCGTCACTTCGGGTTTCTGATTCTCAAGGTCTTTGAGTTTCTTTTCAAGTGTTTCGATTATTACTTCATCAGGTAATGGGTCACCACCAAAAGCAAAGAAATCCGCAATAGCTTTATGCTTTCCATTTAAATTATTGGTTTGCACATTTCTAACATGTTCTGGATAATCAACAAGTAACGTGAAACTAACCACAGCACTTCTTTCGGAATTCATGTAGTTATACATGGGTTCGTTCCTACCTATCATAACGGTTGAGTCATAATTAGCACTTGCCACTTCATTAATTTCTATGTTGTATGGCGGGAACCACATCATGCGACCAGCAAACGGTCCGACTTCACTCAATGGTATCGGTGAACCGTATTCGTCATCAATAACTCCGTATTTTTCTCTCTTAATTGTACCAACGGCAAGATTCTCGATACTAAACATCAAGTTCTTATTATCTATACCACCTTCGGTATTCAGTGTCGGATGTATTCTCGGCAACACTCTTCGATGTACAACGGATTCTGGACTACCAAGATAGACTTTATTACCATTAAAACGGATGAGTTTAGCGAATTTATTATAGGGGTCGAGTGTCGTGTGTTGACGCACACCAGCTTTACCTGCTTGTGCACTGTTGGGTTCGCCTTCGATATCGGTTTGGGCATAGGTACTATTATTTCCTCTCCAGAGACCAGACCCCTGAAATCCTACAACGTCACCATCATCACCTTTTTTAAACACTTTTCTTGTGATATCAACAAATCTGCCTTCAGTTGCATTTAAAAGATTTTTGGTGTAATCCAGTAACCCCGTGTTTATGTTATTGGTGTTAAACGTACTCGTGACCTCATCGTCATCGCCTCGATTATTAGCAAGCCAGTTTTCAGCATGTTCGCCAACACCATCTCTACCCCAAGCCAGATTACCAACCATATTATTATCTGGACTGAGATTCGAAACCCCACCAACAAAATCTTCAGTTGTTCGGCTTCTGTCAACACTCGTGCTTCCGAAATTTTCATTAATAAAATCCTGACTCGGTGCGTATTCCTGAATTTCAGTCATTGAGAATCCCGTGTAATTCTCACGCATGTCATCATTAGCTATTCTAATTGCATCGGAATTCAATTTGGTGTTCCAATACGGATGATAGAGACGGTTATTGAAATTAAACCATTTTTTTTCGAGACGAATGGTTTGGTTTCGATTTAAATCAAGTGGTTGACCCACGTTTTCAGAATAATCGAGATACAGTTCACTGAATTGTGAATCGTCTTTGGAATTATAGAGTTTATATACGTTCCTATTGATATTCTGGAAATAATGTGCGAGTTGACCCTCACCTGTGTTTCTAATTGCGTTGATTGCAGTAAAATCTTTCTCAGTAAACGGATTACCGTCACCAAAAACATCATATGTTTCGACTCCCAGATACTTCTCACCGAACCCCGCAATCTTTTCCAAGGTCGTTTTATCCTTTGGGTCTTTGAGCGTGATGCGATTATCGATATTTCGTTTCCAAACCTTTTCAGGATTACCTCTAAGCAGTTGAGACGTATCAAGACTCCCCAGATATTTGGTACTTAGATTCTGAGCGGAGTTCAAAAGCATTTGTTTACCCAGCATAATCAACCCTATTCTGGTGAGCGGAGATTGGTCTGCACCGAAACTATCTGCAACATTACCCAAGAAATTGGTTTGAGTACTGATGTTATTGTATTGAGGTAATACGTTCAACACACTTGCTATACCATTAGCCACTTGACCCTTATTTCTAAGAGAAAATAAGTTAGTGGTTTCGTATTCGTTCTCAACACTAAAAAGATTACGTGTGACAATCATATTACGATATTCCGATATAGGAATAAAAGCACCTCTATAATAAACCTTTCCCGTACTTAATCTTGAAGGATTGTCGTATTGATTGTCGTAGTCTTCTGGATACATTTCAACTTTTTTTAATAAATACTTGCATATTGATTTTATATCCATTACTTTTACCTTGCGGAAATCCGTACCCGAACCCCGACCCGCTAATCCATTTTATATTATCAATACAATATTGGGTATTAAAATTAATTAATTAAAAAATTTTATATGAATTACAAACTAAGAAAATATAATCCAATTTTAATTGGATATAGCTATCCCATAATGTCGAGTTTTTCTTTTTTTCTTTGGAAAGAATGAAAAAACGAAGTAAGTTTGTTATTGATTCGTTAGAATTGATAATCGTTTTGAATACTTGGAAAAACGTGTCAAAGTTACGACTTTTTTTTGACAATTCCAAGAGTTTTTTGAAAATCAGAACAATTTTTTTATTATTTATTATATTTACGGTCTTCTCTGGCTTGAACAGCGAGTTCGGTGTTATAGACTTTACGCATGAATCTATTACCGTCAATATTTAATGTAACGGTGTTTTCAAGATTCACACTGCTTTTATCGAATTCCACACGAAGTGGTTTACTCATTAAATCCGCAAGACCTTCAATGGCACTATTTCTTCTGAGTTTCACACCACTAATGGTTTTTATTGCAGAAGCTATTCTTTCGTAATCCGCAGCACTACCACTAAGTCCTTCCTTGATATTTTTTAGTGATGTGCCTACTGTAGCGAGTTGTGGTGCGCTTTTCGCCATTCTTCTCAAGACCATCGAAAGACCAATAGCGGTGGGAAGCGTTATTGTAACAGCACCCAGACTTGCAGCGATACTACCAATACCACCACCGATTTTCAACATATCGTCTCCCGCACCTTTACTGGCTTCAAACATCTCACCAAATCCCTTTGCCATATAACCTATACCAGCAGCAGCTATACCCACGGCTCCACCAACCATAAGAAGTGCAGCACCCAAGGCGAGAAGCGCAGGTGTTGCTGGAGCAGCAACCGCAGCAACAAGTCCAATACCCACGGCAGCAAGTGGAAATGTTACCGCTAATGTTGTGGCAATTTTCTGTAGACTTTCGGCTTGTTCTGGTGTGAGTTTTGACATGGAATCCGCTAATTCACTGAGACCCTTGGCTGCAAGCATGATACCCGCACCAGCACCAGCCATTGCAGCACCTGCTCCCGCACCAGCACCAAGTGCTTTCATTCCAGCACCTCTGGCTGCTGCACCTTGTCCGATTCCCGCACGTTGAAGTGCGAGACCACTACTTCCTTTTCCCGTGGCAGGAATACCTGCACCTAATCCAGTTTTACTCGCAATACCACTTGCAACTGCTCTTCCACCTGCTTTTCCAAATATTTTGTCACCGAGAAAACCGAAACCACGATTTAATAACATGCCACCTGCTTTCAATGCCAGAGCAGCGATTGTTAATCGACTCGCTATTTTAAGCCAACCGTTTTTCTGTTCAGCGAATTCCATGAATTTATCGGCAATCTTACTCATCCTCGGTAAGAAAACTTCATTAAATTTACTGAGTACAGGAAGAAGACTGGCTTTAAGCATGTTGATAGTGGCTTTCAGTTGTTCGTCAAAAGTCATGGCTTGTTTCGCACGTTCTTCAAGACTTACTTGTTGTTTAATAAATGAATTCGCTTGTTCTTTAGTTAACTTACTGATATCCGTCATGGTTCCAGCGAGATTGACTTGGAACCGACCTGTTTCCGTACTCATTTTAGCTGCACCCGCAACCAATTCTTTCTCTCTATCAGTTAATCCCAGACCAGCAAGTTCTTTTTCTGTTGCAACGATATCAAATCGCCTCTGTGCGATTTCAAACATCTCGTTTTTAGCGATTCCCAGAGATTCAGCTACTTGCGTCAACCTGTCACGGTCAGCAGGACTTATTATTTTTTCAAATGTACCGTCAGCGGTTCTTTTTAACGTATACATCCCCGTGGTCATCTCACTGATTTTCTCTATCATTTTATCGGGTTCGTTACGAGCGAGGTATAACCACTGGAACGGGTCCATCTTGGCAAACTCACCACCCATTACCTGTAATTGTGCACCTAAATCAATAACGTTTTCCAGACCTCTTGTGGCTTCCGCAACACCAAGTGCGGATTCCATACTGACACGGGTTTTTTCGGCATCCTGTGCCATTTTAGCGAAACTTGCCACGCCTTTTTGAAAAGTAAACGTACTGAGTTCCTTAAAATTATCGCTAACCACTTGAAGTACTTTTGTGGTATTAACACCCATTCTTTCACTGGTATCAACAACTCCCTGTACGTAATCCATTGTGGCTTTAGCGTTGAATCCCATGAATTCGAATTGCGCACCGAGTTTAGCTGCTTGTTCGACTCCGAGACCCGTACCCCTACCAATTAATTCGATGTTTTTTACCATGTCACCAGTAAGAACATGTGCTCTACCAGTTTCATTGCTGAAAGTAGTCATTATGGTACTGATGTCCTCAATACCACCACCGAGTCTCATCACAAGAGCAGCAGATTCTTCGAAACTCTGACGCATGGCAGCAGCTTTTGTGCCACTGAGTCCAAGTTGTAGATTCGTAGACCTGATACTTTTATCGGCTTCCATCATCCAGTTATAGATGCCCTTCATCTCGCCACCGAGTTTACGTGCTAAATCCGTACTTTCTTTTCTTAATTTAGTACTTCTTTCAAGTCTCTTATTAATTTCTTCTTGTTTTTTTGAGACTGTTTCGAGTTCAGCATGTAATTCAATGACGGCTTTCTTAGATTCTTCGTTTCCCTGCGCAGCAGCTTTAGTGTGTTCAGCTATAGCAGCTTGAATATTGCCGATTTGCTGCACCAAAACACGTTCCTCGGCACGTTTTTGATTAATACCACTAAGAGAACTGGTCTGTTTAGCGAGTTGTTCGTTAAGGTCTCTTACTTCTTTTGGAGTTAATGCTGCCATTTTATGATTTCCGTGTTTTATATAAATACAAAAGACCGAGATTTTTTATGGTCTCGGTCTGAAATTGTTTCTACTTTGTTCTTTTTCCCTCATTTTTTCCATTTCCTCGTATTCTTTTTCAAGTAAAAACAGGAAATGTCGTCTGCGGTAAATCGGAAGACGTTCGATATAATCGGCTTGAAACTTAGCGTGTTTAGTCAGGATAAAAATCTCTTCATCGACTAATTTCTTATAGTCACCCGCTAAGTGCTTGGGAAAAAAAAATCTATGCCGATACTTAATTGGGTGTTAAATGTATAGCCATCGGGAGCCGTGAATTTATAATCCATATCAACATCAGGACTGACTTCGAGAATCTTCTTCCTGATTGTCAGGGCATCAAGTGCTGGCATTACATCAACAAACTTATTGATGTAAGTTGGGTCTGTTTTTTCACCTATGCTGACAATATGTGCTTTGAGCTTCATGGTGTTGTAATCATTGAACTCCAGATTCATGGCTTCCTTATGTGCTTCAGCTTGTTTAAATAACATGTTTTCCTCACCACTTGTCAGAAGTCTGAATCTAACGTTTTTCTTACGCATGGGAATCTCGACATTAAAACATCCGTTGTCATCAGGAAGTTCTTTGGGTTGTTTATACCTTAATTTAAGTAAATCGACACTGGTCTGAAATTGTTTACCTGTTCTGGGGTCGGTTACCTGTACACTGTATTCGTGCCCGTAACTCGAACTACGTAAAAACAATAGGATAGCATTTCTATCACCAGATAACAGGTCATCGGGATTAATGCCTTTGGTTTTAATTTTTCTTCTGAGCAGGACATCGAGAACCGTTCCGTTTTCAATAAGTGAGGGAGTAGTTAATAAATCCTCATCTTTTGAAGTCATGTATTCCACATTTACCTCGGAAATACCGTGGCTGTAATACAAACCTTTGGATGGGAGTTTAACGACTTCATATGACATCATGAGGTCGGGGTCGGTTTCCTTAGACATGGTGTTTTCAAATTCCTTTGGATTGAAATCTCGGTTTCCCGTAGGTAATGAATCAGCAATTACTTTATCTGGGTCAATAGATTGTGGTGGTGCAGGTGGTAAATTACCTTCATCACGCATTTCTTTGTATTTTTTCAATACGTCACCAATAGCTTCTTTCTTAGGTGGAACTCCTTGTTGTTCTTGCATTTTTTCGTCCATATTATAAAATTTTATAGTTTATTATTGTTTTTCACTGATAAATACTGTGAATTTTTTTTTCGTCAGGATTTCAAGATTTTTAATTAAAACACGTATTAGTAATTGTAAGCATAAAGTTATTTTTAATTAAAATTCGAGTTAAAGCAATACTTTAAATGAAATATGGGAAGAGACAGATTTAAGGAAGAAAAAGATTATGATGAGATGGTTATGGTTAATAGTGGAGAAGAAATTAGATTAATTAAATCCATGATAAATAAAATCATACCAAATGATTTAAAAATAAAGGCAGCGAATGACAGTCAAATCGCATTAATAAAATCGATTAAAAGCAATGAAATCACGATTTGTGCCGGTCCTGCTGGTACAGGTAAGACCTTCGTTGCTATGGGAATCGCCCTGAATCTCTTGAAGAAATCAACGAATCGCTTCAAGAAAATCTATCTCGTGAAATCCGTGAAAACACTTAAGGACGAGGAAGTCGGGTTTTTACCGGGTGATATTCAGGAGAAAATCGAACCCGCAATGTGGAGCTTTTATCTCAATATGGAAAAAGTCATAAACGATGTCTCACTTAAACAATTGGTTGAGAAAGACATCGTGAGACCAGCACCTCTGGCGTTTATCAGGGGTGCGAGTCTCGATGACTGTATTATTATTGCCGATGAAATGCAAAACGTGACTCTCGATAACAGCAGAACACTTTTAACTCGTATCGGCAGCAACGCCAAAATTATTTTACTTGGTGACACGAATCAAATCGATATGAGAAATAAGGATGATAGTTCATTGGAGATTCTTTTGAACTTATTTCGGGAAACCCAGAATATTGGTGTGATTAAAATGAGTGATGAAGACACGAACATAAGAAACCCTATTATTAGTGTAATTGAGAAGAAATATAAGGAACACATCGAAACAAATTATAACGGTAACGGCAGAAAAAAACAAAGATTAAATGACTGATGAAAAGAAAATATTGGTGTTTTATATCGGAGTAGCTGGTATTCGTAGCGAAGACCTTCAGGATTTCATACAGAAGGTCTCACAGCGCATAACGCCAAGTACGTTTGAAGGTGAAATCATTATGATACCCACGCAATCCACGGATACCAGAGTGGAATGTGTGAATCCCTTGTATATCACAGATAAGGAATTAATAAAAAAACATACTGACCTCATGCAGGAATTACAACTTGAACTCGGACATCAGGTCGCACAATTAAAGGAGAAAAAAAATGAGTAAATTAAATGTTGGTATTGATATCAACGAAGTACTGAGAGCCAGATGGCTACAATTTGATAGGTATTACGCACAGGAATTCGGAGAGGAAAACGAAGAAGTCCCAGCGTCATATACCTACGATTTTTTTAGCACGTATCATTGGGAGGATACCGTGGAAACCATTAAGGAATTACGTGAACCCGATGACATGCCAGACGACATTAACCCCGTACATTATCAAGTGGATAAAGAAGGTGATGCGGATGCCGATGCTTTTTTATTTAAGAAAACCGAACAACTAAAATTAACTGCACGTGAGGTCTATAATCGTTTTATGTATCAGGACTTTCTGTTCGAAATACATGGCAGCGCACCAATTATGTATAGAAACATGGATGTCGATGTCAATAACTTCTTAATGAAATACGAGAATGTCGTTGATTTTACCGTGATTTCAGTAGAAAATAAATTCAGTATCCCCCCTACGCTTTTCTTCCTGAGTAAGATACAGTCGAGATTCAAGAACTACGTTTTTGTTGACAAGTCTCTGGACATGTGGAAACACGTGGATGTATTGATTACAACAGACCCAGAAGTCCTTAAAATGGGTGTGCCTTGGGGTAAGAAACTAATAAAACTTAATAGACCCTATAACGAAAACATAAAGAAGGGTAGTATGGAAGCACTTCAAATCAAAGACCTGATTGAAGACAAGAAATTTCAAAAAATAATAAAATATAAAAACAAGAAATAATGAGCGAAGAATTAAAAAATGCAACACAACAAGCAGAAACAGAACAAGTAGAACGAGTTAAATCTGCTCTTGAAAAAGTAAAGAATAGAGAATCTAAATTCTTATTTGTTGTACCAGAATCTCAGAACCCCGTTGCAAGTATCTATGAAATATATTTTCACGCAACCGTGGTAAAAAACATGGGATTTAATGTAAAAATAATGGTGGAAAAAGGCGATTATGTCGTGCCATCGTGGATTGAAAAAGAATTAACGGATTTCGAACACGTTTCAATGGCTGACCCCAAGATGACGGTCGGACCAGAAGACGTGATGGTCATCCCCGATGTGTTTTCAAATGTCATGGAACAAACAAAAAACCTTCCGTGTTTAAGAGTGGGTTTATTACAGTCAGTGGACTACATGATGAATTCGCTGATACCGGGTACCGACTGGAGTGCATTCGGTATTCAAGACGTTATCACGACATCTCAAACACTTAAAGAATGGGTTGAAACATTTTATGGTCAGGGTAAGTTCGATATCAAAACCTATAACATCGGAATTCCTGAATATTTTAGTAAATCAGAGAAGCCTCAGAAACCCGTGATTTCTGTTATGGGTAGGAACGCAAATGAAATCTCGAAATTCGTGAAACTGTTTTTCACAAAATATCCTCAGTACAACTGGGTAACATTTGACCCAATGGTGACCAAAAGCAAGCCACCACAACCAATGAGAAGAGTGGATTTCGCCAAGAGGCTTCAAGAAAATTTTGCTGCGGTATGGGTGGATAGAATTGCGTCTTTCGGTACGTTTCCATTGGAATGTATGAAATCGGGTACGATTCCGATTTGCGTGAAACCCGATATCATGCCAGAATACATGATTGAAAGGGATGAAGAAGGAAACCCAGTGAAAGCCGTTGAGGGTGCTGGTGTCTGGACGGAAAACTATTATGACCTTCCAATATTGGCTGGTGAGGTTTTGATTAAATTTCTTGATGATAATATCAGTGATGAGATTTATGAGAAGATGAGTTCTGTTGCTGAGAAATATAATCAAAACGACAGTGAAACCAGATTAACTGAAATATATAATGAACTACTGGAAAAAAGAGTATTGCTTTTCGAAAAAGCACTTGAACCAGTTGAAGAAAAATAATTAGAAATTTAAATAAGTAAACAAATGAATACTACAGTAATAGTTCCGATACACGAATATAATGACGAGGTGTCATCATATCTAACAAAGGCATTGGGAACCGTAATTAAACAAGAGGGTGTCGATGAAATCCCTAAGATGATTCTCGTATATCCATCAGAACTCGATTCAAGCATCGCTGGATTAAGGGATTCCCTGATTAGAGAACATGAGGGAATCACTTCAGATAATTTTGTTCTCGTACAGAATGACGGTAAAACCGATTATCAGGCACAAGTTAATCTCGGTGTTAAATCGGTTGAAACTGATTATTTCTCGGTGCTGGAATTCGATGACGAGTACTCGGATACGTACTTTAAAAACGTGGAGAAATTCATTAAATCGTATCCCGATATCGATGTTTTCCTCACAATGATGATTGAAGTCAATGAGAAAAACGAAGGCGTTAAAATGACAAATGAAACCGTATGGGCACAACAATTTGTGGGTGAGAACGGTGAGATGGGTTATCTAAACCTAAATGCCTTGAAACAATACACGGATTTCAAATTAAGTGGTGGTGTTATTAAGAAATCGGAATTCGAGAACCTCGGTGGTTATAAATCAAACATTAAACTGACATTCATGTACGAGTTCTTACTCAGAGCATTAAATAATGCCTGTAAGATATATACTATTCAGAAACTCGGATACAAACATTTATCCACACGTCAGGGAAGCATGTTTACCACCTATTTGAATGAAATGCCTGTTGAAGAAAGGAAGTTTTGGTTTGAAACAGCGACTAAGGAATCTAACTTCATGAACGACAGACCCATTGACACATCAAGATTACAGAATCTCGTTACTCAGAAGTAATATAGTTTAATATTATTTCAAATGGCGAAAAAAACAAGTAATCAATATTTTGCTGATAAAGAGGAACAAGCCGTTATAAATTACATTAATTCTGATTCGCTGGAAGAAAAAAATAAAATTTATAACGACATCCTTATCGAACCATTTCGTAAGATGATTCAATCGATACTCCGAAGGTATCCAATTCATATCGGTAATTACGACATGGAAGAAGTGGAATCAAATGCGTTAACGCATTTAATTGAACACATGGTTAAATATCGTCCATTTATTATTGAACGCAGAAAAACTGAGTCTGAAGACGGTAAATGGTATAAGTTAGGTGATAAATACAGATTCTTCGATGTCGAGGATGTCAGAGAAAAACTGGAAAAGCTGAAGGGTCTCGATGATGGTTATCATTACAGAATTTTCTATTCCAGAGCATTTAGTTATTGTCAGACCATTATAAGAAATCATTATAAAGACCATAGTAAGAAAAGCTATACCGAGAAAAAAGTTAATCTGCCTTTTGATGACTATGTTGATGATATTAACGAGAATCTTGAATTCACATATGAAATAGAATTAGAGGCGCAGCAACAACTCGAAAGACTAATTAATTCCGTGGTTAATAAAATCGAAACCCGAATCGAAACCGACCCAACAATAAAGAAAAACGAAGAAATAGTTGGTGACGCTATTATTAATGTTTTGAAGAACTGGCAGGTTTTGTTTATGGAAGACAGTCCCGATGGAAGATATAATAAAAAAGTTACGAATAAATTTGCGAAGAACAAGATTCTATTGTATCTCAAGGAACAAACGGGCTTAACAACCAAAGAAATTCGAGTAGGAATCAAGCCTTTTAAAGACATATATTTTCTGGAGAAAGCCGATTATATGGAAGATTAATGAAAAAAGTTTATCAAACAATTGTGGATGAGAATATGGGTAATTGCATGCAAGCAGCTATTGCCAGTTTGTTCAATAAAAATTTGGAAGATGTTCCTAATTTTATTGAATTCCGTGATGGTTGGTTTAAATCTATGTATGAGTTTTTAAATAAAAATGGTTATGATTATCATGGGCATCTATATAATAGAAATTATGTGTCGTTATGGCACACTAATAAAGATTGTTTTGAAAAACCAAAATGGAATAGACGCACAGTAATTTCACCAAAAAAACTTTATAAAGAAGAAGGGGTACAGGGATTATTTTACGCAGCGGTTCTATCCCCAAAATATTTTAGCTGGAGCAGTCGAAAAGATACGACACACGCAGTTCTAATTGATAGAGATTATAGCGTGGTTTTCGACCCGAATCCTGAATATATGAATATCTATCAATATCCACTGGCAAATCTTTTGGGTTATAACGGTATTGTCGATGTAATGTTAATAAATCCAAAAAAGTAGTATTTATATGTACTAAAACCATAATTTTAATTAAAAACATAAGACAGTGGCAAGACCAAAAAGAAAACAACTTAAATTCAATGAAGAAAGTGTAAATAAACTTCTTCAGGAAATCTATGATGAAAGTCATAATATCAAGGCAAGAATTAACAGACTTTTCAATAAGTGGGAAACACAGGTAAAAGAAACTGGTGAAGTAGCAGCAATTGGCGGTGAAATCGTAAAACTAATTGCTGCTGAAGCCAAGAATCAAGACCAGAAAATCATGCTTCTCAAATACTTAAAAGAAGTGGTCTTTGAGAAAAACAAAGAAGGTGGGCTTCAAGGCGGTACGGCTTCAAGCGGTGATAACGAAGTTGTTAGTACCGACAGAAGAAATGAACTCCTGAATTTTGTGGAAGAAGAAATGGCTAAGAAAGAAGGTAAAAAAACTGAATAATGAGTTTAGCAGACGATAAAAGAAATATCTTTAATAAGATTGGCGCATATACGTCTTTAGTGGAAGCAGGTGATTTGCCTGAACAAACCGATTTATTTCCTTCCATTAACAATAAAGACGATATTGTGCCGTTTATATTAGATGTTTTGAAAACCGTTGCGGGAACCGCTGCACTTAAAGTAGCGATAGGAAAACTATTTACCGAGGTACTGGATGATGTCGAACCTCAGATAAAAGAAGGACTGAAAAAACAATTTGTTCAAGCCGATGCCAGCGCACCGTTACCAACAACACCGTTCGATTTCAAAAATGACGGCATTAAAATCCCTGTCAAGCAAATCGATGTTTCGGGAAAGTTTCAAGTCGATGCCAGTTCTCAAGGTGGGGAACTTTTATATGGTTCTGCTAATAATTTTGATAAAAAGATGCGTGAGGCGATAGTCAATGCTGGAACATCAACAACATTTCTAAACATGACAATGATGTATGATGACAGTAGCGATGAAATTCAAATCAAACCCAGCAGCGGTTTCAGTGGGAATATCGGTACGTTCTTCGGTGATTTTATTGACAACACGCAGTTAATCGATAAGACCGTAATCATATCAGCGGTATTAAATGCGATTTACGGCACGTTATCCAAAGAACAGGGAAAAACAGTTGAACAACAATATGAGGAAGAAAAAATTAATGCCATACTTCAAAACGTATTAAATGATGACGATTCATTTGTGATTTCACCTGATAGATTCGATGAACTTCAGAATCGTGCTAAAAACGTGGTTAACGGCACATTGGAATACGATATGGGTTGTGGACTAATGCCAGCGGAACTCGGATTAAATGACCTCACAGACGTGATGTCAGTGATTTCGGGTTCAACAAACCCATCTCTTGTAGCCGATAAAATAGAAGAAACAATAGGTAAGAGTACGAGTGGTAGTGCTAATACACAAGAACTTACCGAAGAAAATAGGGAAACCATTAAAGACGGTTTCTTTCAGAGGATAATACAGGTCTTTACAACAAAATTACTTGAAGCCGTGACAACAGCACCACAAATAAGGACATTAATGGGAATGCAAAGCGCATTAATGAATAACGGTACGGTTTTACTTAATAAAGCCAGTGAAGACATGAAGAACTTCAAGACCTGTATAAAATGTATGTCTAAGGAAATAATGAAAATCGTGGCAGCTTTTTTATTTACATTAGCTGTCGCCTATCTTACGAAACTTCTGAAACCAGTAGTTAGAGAAGTGTTAAAAGAACAAATAAATCAATTTCGTGATACGCTTATAAGTTTATCACCGATACCAATAAATCAAATATTATGATAGTTGACCAGAAATTAAACAAGGGTTTTGCAGGTGTTTATCTCATCGATGGAGAATACGATGGGACACAACTCGCAACTACAGTCAAACCAAATTGGTTCAGGAGAGTCATGACAAGACTTTTCATTGGCTGGAAATGGATTAGTGTATTAAAGCTAAAAGAATTACAAAAAGCTGCTGCTGAAAAAGCGAGATTGGAAAAGGAAGCAGCCGAAGAACTTAAACGAGCTAAAGAAGAAGAACAGGAAGCCGTGAGGTTAGGAGAACCCACTGCTGAATAAATGAATTAATATGGCTACCGATTACACTGACATAGCAACAATAATTGCGGGGTTTGGTGTGGTTCTGGCTCTTAGTTCGATTGGTGGTTCACCACCAATCCCAACACCACTTATTCTTGTTGGTGTGCCAAGACGTTCAGGACTCTCTCCCACAAAGATAGCATCGAATATCATCGCAAGGAAATCCGAGGCAGGACTTCCTGTGGGTGTGTTACCGAGTGGTGCGGTTAATCCCGATGAAATCATGGAAAGAATCAGAGTTGAAGAAATAATTAAAGCACTTCAACAAGATGCCAAGATAAGCGTGGCGATACCACCCGGTATCACACTGACGGCAGCAGGGGTTTCGCCAACAGGACCAGTCTCGGTATTCGGTTCAACAATAACATTTATAAAAGGTTATGGTGTGATACAATAATGGGAAATCTAAACAAAATAACGCCAACCGAGTTGCTTAAAAAAGCCAATGACATCAAAGCCAGACACGATGCTTTGAAACAGGAAATCATTAATAACGTAAATGAAATCGAAGAACTTGAAAAATTGTTGAATCAGAAAGTCGAGGAATTACAGGAACTCGAAAAAAATTACGTGGAAATCGTTGAAATACTAAACCAATAATGGCAGGATATGATAAACCAATAATTCAGACAAGCAACCCCAATAAAATGGAGAGTGCTGGTATTGTGCGTCAGAGAGTGATGTATTATGGGAATGTCATTAGTATTGACGATAAAACCGATGGTGGTAGAATCAAGGTGAGAATCGATGGACTCGATAATCAGATACCGAATGAAAAACTGCCTTGGGCGTATCCCGAACTTCCAAAGTTTTTCCACGCCATACCCAAAGTCGGTGAAATGGTAAGGATTAGTCTCGAAGACATTAACTTCCCGCAGAGAAGCAGGTACTGGATGGGCGCAATTATTTCACAACCCCAGAAAATAGAGTATGATAACATATATACTGCGCTTTCCACCACCAATGTAGGACTCACTCCCGCTGAAAAAGCACCATCAAAAATACCTGATGCCGAGGGCGTGTTTCCGAGAAAAGATGATGTGGCTATTGTTGGTAGGGTTAATACTGATGTTATATTGAGATTAAATGAAGTTCATATCAGAGCGGGAAAACATGAAAACGGTGACGTGTTAAAACTCAATACCAGAAACCCCGCACATCTCAGCATGATATACGAACCGCTATCAGGGGACACCAATTACTACAGTAATTCTGTGCTTCTCAGCGATAAAATCGCTTTAATTAGTCACAGCGGAGAACCCAAGTTCAAAGCAGCAAGACTAACCAATGAAGACCGTCAGAGGATTTTCAATGAGGGACATCCGATTGCACGTGGAGACGTTCTTGTTGAAGCACTGAATGTTATTAGAACCGCATTGATTGGTCATATTCACGGATATTCAGGAGTAGCACCAGATAAAAACGAAATCATAAGAAAACTTGAAGAACTTGAATTGGAATTAATTATGCAGAAAAACATTGTAACTAATTAATTTTTTTTATATTTTTGCCTCTCATGAATATCGAGATACCAAATAAGTTTTTCACCACGTTTAACGATGTTGAATATCATGACGAACCGCATGAATATCTTGTTGACGGTAAGAAATTAATAAGTGTCACGACAATAATTCATAGGTATCAAGAAGAATTCGCTGAAGACTATTGGTCAAGAACTAAAGCCGAAGAATATTCACTCAGTCAAAAAGAAGTTCTCAGAGGCTGGGAATTCATAAATAAGAAAGGCACGGTGAAAGGCAGTGCAATTCATGACTATGCGGAATCCAAATTTCTAAATAAAGTCTTTCCATACCCCAAACAATTAATACTGGATGAATTCGGCTTCGACCCAATAGAAAAAGAATATGACATCACTAAAGACCACGTAGATAATTTTTATAACGATGTCAGAGGTAAATTGATTCCGATAAGACCCGAATTTGTGGTTTACGACAGGGAAACGCTAATAGGTGGTATGGTCGATATGTTGTTTTATAACGTCAAAGCCAAGTGTTTTCAAATCTGGGATTGGAAAACCAATAAGAAATTCACCGAAATACAGGTAGATGAGAACGGTAATCGAACAAAAAATAAAAATACTGTTGCGGGTAGAAGCGATAGATTGAAAGGCAGTTTATTTACAATATATGATAACGACATGGAAATCTATAGCTTGCAACTTGCAATGTATAAATATATTATTGAAAAAAATACGGGAATTAAATTAGGTGATTCGTATATTGTGTGGTTCAGTCACAACAACGAAAACTATGAATTCATGAAAACCAAACCTCGTGAAAGTCAGGTTAAAATAATGATGCAAGAACGTCTTAATGAATTAGCAGCATAAAAAAAAGCCACGCAGTGCGTGGCTTTTCTCTTTATAGTTTGTATCTTACAGATTAAGAATACATCTCCACGGTTGGACCTCTAATGTTACGTTCGTCAGTTCATCGTTTGTGTAATCATTATCACCGAAGTCAATACTTACGATTTGACACTGTTGCAGTGTCCACTTCTCGACTTCTACACCTGTCGGGTCTAATGATTTTAAGGTAATGTCTTTTTTATACCCTGCTGCATATCCCATACGA